GCCGAGAGGTGGTTTCATTCTGAAAAACCCTTTGTCATAGTTTACGGAACGTGGAACGCGAGTTAACCTATTGTAAAAAGGTGTATGTATTGAAGAAGCCAAAAATGCCTTCAGGTAAAGGTCCAGTTTTTAAAAAACAATGGAAAATTTTAGTTGATATAATCTACACCAAAGAAAACGTTCATGATAATTTATTCGAGCAATTATCAATACTTTGTGACTTATATCAAGAATATCACGATCTTTCTAAGTTTATCAAAGAGAACGGTTACTCTTATGAAAGTGAAACTCGAAACGGTAATCAAGTAAAAAAATACCCTGAAGTAGATCAACGAAACAAAGTTCTATCGGATATTAGAATGTTTTCTAAAATGTTGGGTATAACTGCTGAAGGTAAGTACGTACCTGAAGATGATAATAATGAGTGGACATAACCTAAGATGGAGGTTTGTACCTGGGTATGAAGGTTATTATAGAGTTTCAGATACAGGTGTTGTCGCCAGTGTAGAAAGATTAGTAGTCACCAAGGATAGGCTAGGTAGACCTGCAAAAAGAAAAGTCAAAAATAAGATTTTGCGAACTCACATAAGTAAGAATGGAGGTTACGAAACCGTTCAACTTTCTATGAATGGGAAAGCAAAATATTTCATGGTCCATCGTTTAGTTATGTTAGCGTTTGTTGGCCCTTTACCTGAAAATAAAGAAATTAATCACAAAGACTTTAACCCTTTAAACAATCATTTAGAAAATTTAGAGTATGTCACCCATAAGGAAAACACTTTATACTCTTATGAGAACGGCAGGTTTTATATCCCAAAAGGTCAAGAAAACGGTGCTACTAAAGTAACAGAACAACAAGTTAAAGAAATGACACAATTGAAGATAAACGGAATGAGTTATAGACAATTAGGTGAAAAATTTGGAATATCCCACACACAAGCTAGACGTATTTGCACCAGGGAGAATTGGAAGCACTTAGATGTTGAATAGTAAACAATACCCCAATTGCGCTAGAGCTTTTAAATACGCTGAAAAAATACTCAGTGGTGAAATTGCATCGTGCTGGCAAATTAAAGCAAGTTGCGAACGCTTTAAACGAGATTTAGAAAACCCTAAATTCTATTTTGATTTTGATAAAGCAGAAAGAGCTTGTAGATTACTTCAAAAATTTCCGCACATTAAAGGACCGCTTGCAGGTCAACCATTACTATTAGATGACTGGCAGTTATTTATTCACGTTAATGTTTTCGGGTTCATGTGGGCAAATGGAAAATCGAAAGGTTTTAGAAGATTCACAAAAGTTTTTGTTTTATGTGCCAGAAAAAACGGCAAAACAGCGTTATCATCACCTGTCGGTCTTTATTCTTTAGCACTTGATGGAGAATCAGGGGCAGAAGTTTATTCCTTGGCCAGTAAAAAAGATCAAGCAAGAATTGTATTTGATACATCTAGAGAACAATTAAAAAGATCGCCTTCGTTCGCCAAGAAAACTGGGACTGAATTATTTCGCCACCATATTGAGAACGATAGAACAGCTTCAGTATATAAACCGCTTGCTAGTGACTCTAATTCTCTGGATGGCCTAGGTCCATCTACGGTTATTTTTGACGAAGTGCATAGTTTTAAAGATCGAAACCTTTATGGTGTTATGGAAACTGCTGTAGGTGCGAGAAAACAACCTCTACTATGGGCCATTTCAACCGCTGGTTTCGACGATACTGGAATATGTTACGAGCTTCAGACCGATTTAGAGAAAGTTTTAAAACAAGAATATGAAGATGATTCTCAATTCGGGATGATTTATACAATCGATAAAGATGATGATTTTCGTGATAAGAGTTGTTGGATTAAGGCCAACCCTAATTTAGGTGTATCGGTTTCAGAAGAATATATACAAGGGATGGTTGATAAAGCTATTCGACAACCTGGAAACAAAAACAACGTTCTAACTAAACACTTCAATATATGGTGTACAGCTAGTGAAAACCTTTTCGACATGCTTGCTTTCGACGATTGCGCGGTAAAAGATTTAAAAAGAGAAGATTACTTAAAGACAGCTTGTTATGCAGGGATAGATTTAGCTTCAAAAATTGACTTAACTGGTTTTGTTTATATCCACAAAAAAGATGATCTTTACTATTTGTTTAGTGATGCTTTCTTACCCGAAGCTGCAATCGAGAATAGTAAAAACGCTTCTTATCCTGCATGGGTAGAAGAAGGCCATCTTATATCAACCAAGGGTGAAGCAATTAATTACAACACTCTAGGAGATTATTTTTTAGACGAAGTGGATAGTAAAACAGTTAGGGAAAGCTTCTATGACCCTTGGTCTGCTAGTCAGTTTTCGCAAACGATGAGTGCTGAAGGTATCGAAATGACTGAATTTAAAATGAATACAGGTAATGTTTCGGAACCGTTAAAATTTTTGGATGCTATTATAAGGGAAAGAAAACTAAGGCACAACGGATGCCCTGTGTTACGATGGTGTTTCGGCAACGTAGTTGTAAAAGAAGACCATAATGGTAATATTTATTTTCGGAAAGCTCATGCAAAATTCAAAATTGACCTTGCCGTAGCCGCGACGATGGCCATAGCGGGATGGATTGGCGAGCAAGAGGAAGAGTCAGTTTACGAAAAACGTGGCATTATCGTTCTTTGACGTTTAGAATTAAAGATATTATAGGGGAAAAACATGGATGGCCTACTCAAGCTAAATAATAAAAGCTCGTTTCGAGTTGTTAACAGAAGTCAAACCAAAGCTGAAATTATAATTTATGACGAAATCGGACCTTACGAATTTTTCGATCAAGTCTCAGCTAAGATGGTTGATAAAGAACTAAAAGCTCTACCTGATACTGTAAACGATATTGAAGTTAGACTCAATAGCCCTGGTGGCGATGTGTTTGAAGGCTTCACCATTTATAATCGTTTAAAGCAACATAAAGCCAAAGTCACAATTTATGTTGATGGACTTGCTGCCTCGATTGCTTCAATCATAGCGATGGCAGGTGACGACATTATAATGGGTGAAGGCGCACTCATGATGATTCACAAACCTTGGACCTGGACCGCTGGCAATAGTTCTGAACTTGAAGAAACTATTGACCGTTTGATGGATATTGAGGAACAATTAGTCAAGGTATATCAGAAAAAAACTGGTTTAGATCGGTCTGAAATTAAGTCTATGCTTGCAAAAGAGACTTGGATGGACGGTGATCAAGCATTAAGTCAAGGTTTTGTCACTGAATTATTTCAAAGTGAAGAAACCATTGCTGCTTCAGCTATTGATAAATCAGTTTGGATTAAACATAAGCCAAAAGTTAAGGATAACAATTTGGCCAACAAGGAAAAGTTGAACGATTTCAAAAAGAATATTCAAGAGTATCTAGCTCGTACTTAACGTAGCGACTTTTGAGTTTTTTTGGATTTTAAAATATCTATAAGGAGATAGAAATGAAAGAAAAATTGGAAAAACTTAGAGCGCGAATGGGTGAAATTTCTAACGCTCTTAAAGCATTTGACAACGTTGATAATTTCTCTGACGAGCAAATCAATGAAATTAACGAGCTTAATGGTGAGTTTAAAAATCTTGCTAAACAAGCTGACGCACTTCAAGCTACTATTGACATTCAGGCACAAGCTTCAGCATCAACTAGAGTTGCTGCTCCAGTAGCTCCTGTTGTTAATCAAGTTCCAGCGGGTCAAGGTGCTAGAACAAGTAACCACTACGACAAGACCATGGGGTTCAAAAACTTTGGTGAGTTTGCTGGTGCCGTTGCTGATATTTCAAAAGGTAAAATTCACAATAACTTCAACAACTCTACAGCTTACGAGCTAGCCGGAGAGGATGGAGGAGTCCTTATTCCAACTGACTTTATGTCGGATATTAGAGAGAAAGTAACCTCAGATGAATCTCTATTACCAAGAACTTCAAACTTCACTACTTCAAGTAACCACATGTCTGTACCTACAGATGAGAAGGAACCTTGGAACGGTGGTATTACTGCTTCATGGCTTGGAGAAGGTCAACAGTATACAGCTAGTAAGCAAGAGTTAGGTCAAGCTAACTTTAGACTTCACAAGCTTGGTGCTTTGGTTAAGTGTACTGACGAGCTTCTAGAAGATGCTTCAGCACTTGAGTCTTACATTAGACGTAAAGCTCCTAGTGCAATCGTTCACAAGCTTAACGATGCTATTATTGCTGGCGACGGTTCTGCTAAACCAAGTGGTATCATCAACAGTGGTTTTACTTTTGAAGTAGCAAAAGAAGGCGGTCAAACGGCTGACACTATTGTTTACAACAATATCATCAAAATGGAAGCTAGATTACTTCCTCAGTCTGCTGGTAGAGCGGTTTGGCTTGCTCATCCACAAGTTAAAGAGCAACTTCGTCAACTACAAGACTCTAACGGTAACTTGATTTACATGAACGGTGGTCAATTCGCTAACGCTGCTGCACCAGGGTTTGACACTCTTCTAGGTAAACCAGTTGTTTATATGATGGGTTCAATGCCTCAATTAGGTAACTCAGGTGACTTAATCTTGGCCGACCTTGATTACTATTACTCGGTACTTAAAACTTCTGCGATTACTCAAGATGTTTCAACACACTTGTTCTTCGACAGAGATATTACAGCTTTCAAATTCACTATGAGAGTTGATGGTAAGTGTCCATTTAAGGCCCCTGTAACAACTCAGAACGGAAGTTTTGATATGTCAGGTTTCGTTAAATTGGCCGAAAGAGCTTAATAAAATAATCGGGGTGTTGGTCTTCGGGTCAACATCTCATTTTTTAAAAAATTTTAAGGAGAACAGAAATGAGTGATAATAAATTTTATGCAGAAAAAATCGGTTCAAAGCAGGTATCTGCACCTGCTGATTTAAACGGCGCTGCTGTAACTGGTGCTAGAGTTAGTACAGATACAGGTAGTCGAGTAGCTGTTGAGCTTTCCTTTGGTGCAAGTGCCGCTGCTACAATTGATGTTTCTTTTCAGCAACATGATGCCGCTGCTGGTGGTAACTCAAAAGCTCTTACCATTCAAGGTAACTACTATGTTAAGTCTGGTGCTGATACTAAGTTTACTAAGACTGAAATTCGTCCAGATGATTCAGGACTTTCAGATAGTGTTAGTTTAGCTGCTGATTTTGGTGGCGACGGTTCTGCTGGTGGCATCGTTGTTTTCGATTTCCCTGCTGAATTTCTTGATGCTAACGGTGGTTTCAACCATCTTTCAGTTAACGTTGCTGACTCAACAGCGATTAAAATCATGTCAGGTGTTTATCATGTATCTAACGTAGATCATGAACCTGCTTATGATCTAGACCTTTAATCAACGAAGGGGCTTCGGCCCCTTTTTTCTTTACCGTTACCTGGGAGACTCTAAGTGAGTAGTAAAAAAGTTAAGTTATATTTTACGCGGGATTGTCCCACTTCAACAATTACTTATAAAGCAGGAAACATTTACGAGATTGAACTTTTGAACGAAGGTTCAATGGATCGATGGACTCGAAGAGGTTGTATTCTACCTGAAGAAGCTCCTGAAAGACTTAAAGCAAATGAACCTGTATCTGAACCTGAAGTAGTGGAACCGCCTAAAGACGATCCACCTGCTGAAGAACCTACTGTAGAAGAACCTGAACAGGAATCTGAAGAGGAAGAACCTACTGTAGAAGAACCGGAGAAACCTGCAAAACAATCTCCGAAAAATAAAAGAAACAACAAAAGAAATTAGGTCTAAATAATGGGTATCTTGTCCTTCCTGAATCGGAAAAAATACGTAGAAGCTCAACCTAGAGTCAATTCTAGAATGGTTATCCCTTCTGGTGGTATATATGTGACTGAAGACACCGCTATGCAGGTCGCTGCCTTTTATAGGGGTGTCACATATATATCAACTCAGATAGGTAAACTCCCTTGGCGTGTTAAAAACAAAGACAACGAGATACAAGATCGAAACAAAGTAGATCAAATTCTAAGACTTACACCTAACCCTGAAACAAACTCTATGATGTTGAGAATGTTTCTTATTCAGCAAGCGTTGATATATGGAAATGGATACGCTGAGATTGAAAGGGATAATGTAGGTAGAGTCGTTGCCTTATGGCCAATGTTGTCCAGGGACGTACAACCTGTAAGGTTGGCGGGAACAAACGAATTAGTTTATCGAATAGTCGGTGGTGGACTTAACGGTGCCACCGATACTTTTTTAAGAAAACAAAACATTTTTAAATTGGCCAATTTTCACACCAAAGACGGTATTCACGGTCTAGGTTTGATTGAGTTCGCTTCTGAGACTCTTGGAACTGCCAAGGGTGCAGATCAATTCGCCAATTCATTATTTTCCAACGGTGGTATGCCTTCTGGTGTTTTAAAGACCGATAGGACTTTATCGGAAGAAGCAAGCGGAAGAATAATCGAGAGTTGGAAAACTTCTCACGGTGGACGCAAAGTCGGTGGAACTGCCTTACTTGAAGAAGGTTTAAGTTACGAAGCGATTTCTCACGATCCACAAGTATTACAATTTTTAGAATCAAGAAAATTCTCTGTATTAGAATTAGCAAGGTTTCTAGGTCTTCCACCTACTAAACTTTTCGACACTAATGCAGCGACATTTAATAATATTGAAAACGCTAACCTTGAAGTAGCCACTGACACTTTAGATGCATGGGCGAGAAACCTTGAAACTGAAGCTGACGTAAAATTATTATCAAACGGTTTCGGTGGTAATAGAACTGAAATTGATCTTCAAGCTGTTTTTCGTGGTGACATGGAGACTCGTTCACAATACTTTACGAGACTCATGCAAGCTGCTGCCATTACTCCTAATGAGATACGTATTGCTGAAGGTAAGTCGCCTTACAAAGGTGGCGATAGGTATTACGTGGCCACTAACAATTACACACCTGCTGATAAAGTAGACGAGTTGTTAGAATCTCAGACTTCATCGAATCAGCCTAATCCTGAAGAGACAGAGTTAAACAACGCAGCGATAAAATATTTTAACAAAAACTAAACTCGTTATACACGCAGTAGGTTTGAGTAGTGAAACTGAATAAAACAGTTATCTTGGCGTTAATCGACGCTATCATTAACGATAAAATTGATTCTGGGATACTCAGTAACAAGAGAGGTCCGAGAGGTTTTCGCGGTAAAGACGGTGAAGACTTTGACTTCGATGAACATAAAGCTCAAATTCTACAATTCGTTAAACAATCTGTTATTGAACAAAAAGCAGAGTTCAGACTAACAGAAGATGAAATACGAGAAATCAAATTAAAATTTAACGAACTTTCCCTAGATGATATTGAATCTCTTAAAGGTAATCGTGGACCTAGAGGTTATCCAGGTAAAGACGGTGAAGACTTTGACTTCGATGAACATAAAGAAAAGATATTTAATCAACTTATAAATCTCATCGATCAAAACATTGATGAATTAAAAGTTAAATATTCTGATTTATCTGATGAAGATAGAGAATCCTTGCGCGGTCAACGAGGTTATCGCGGTCAAAAAGGTAAACCGGGTAAAGACGGTCAACAAGGCAAGTCGGCTTACGATGTTTGGTTAGAGTCTAATGAAGGCACTGAAGAAGATTTTTTAAATTCTCTTAAAGGTGAGAAGGGTGAATCGGGTGAGCAAGGTAATAGAGGTCTTAGAGGTTTCAAAGGTCTTAAAGGTGAATCCGGTGAAAATGGTCTTTCAGCTTACGAGATATGGTCACAAAACAATGAAGGTACTAAAGAAGATTTTTTAAATTCTCTTAAAGGTGAGAAGGGTGAAAAAGGCGATCAAGGTGAACAAGGTTATCGAGGTCAAAAAGGTCGTCGAGGTGTTACAGGTGAGAAGGGTGATCAAGGCGAGCGTGGTGTACGCGGTCCTTTAGGTCTTCCAGGTATTCAAGGCAGAAATGGACGAGATGGTGAAGACGGTAGAGATGGTCAAGACGGACAAGACGCGCCAGTTATCGACGAGATTAAACTAAAGAAAAAAACTAATAATAAATTTGCTATAGAATTTAGTTTCAGCGATGGATCAATTATTGAAACTAATAGTATCGCTATGGCCTCTGTCACGACCATATATAATTCGTTCGCTGCTACAGGTGGTGGCGGTGGTGGATTATCTTCAATACCTATCTTATTAGATGGTACACTTATAGGTAACGCTGAATCTATTAACTTTCTCGACTCAACTGTTGAAGTTGATGGAACTGACCCAAATCAAATAAACGTAACACCTTTAACGAAAGTGACACTCTTTGAAGAGGGTGTTGAGGTTGGTGATTGTTTTAACAAGATAGACTTTTGCGGTGATAACGTAACAGTTGCTTCAAGTACAGTCATAGCCGATTGGCCAGATTTATCTTCCGTTACAACTATGGCAGGTTTCGGTGACGAGACTAGAGCTAAAGTTTTATTTAGTAACGATGCTCAAAGATTATCTAAAACGTTTACAGCAGGTGAAGATATTACTGCCTTTCAATATGTAAGATTAGGTGTATCCCAGGAGGTATTTGTCGCTACTAATAATGCAACTTTTGAAGACGCTAAAGTTAGAGGACTTGCTTTGAACGCAGGACTTACAGGTGAAAATATATCAGTATTATTATTTGGTTTAGATGATGCCAACTCTTTTAATTTCACTATTAACAATCCGTTCTTTTTAGGAGTTAACGGAGCAGCAATTCAAAACCCGCCAGTTACGGTCGGTGAGTTTGTCGTTGAGTTGGGTGAATCTCTTGGTAACGGTGTAGTCTTTAATGATATTCAGACACCACAGGAGATTGTATAATGTCTTTTTGGGTAATAGGACAAAAGAAAGTCGGTGGACAAAAGGTTTTAACTGAACCTGTTAATATCGGTAACGCTAATGTTGTGTTAGTAGATGTCCCTTGTGAAGCAAGTGTTTACGTTGGTGCTGTGGTTATTATGAAAGCAATAGGAGAAGCTAAAAACGCTCTAGCAGATAATATCAGTAACGCTAACGTTCTAGGAATTTGCGAAAGTAAATCATCTGCTACAGTTTGCAATGTGAGAGTCCTTGGTAAATCGGAAAGTATTTTTACAAGTCTTGATGTGACCAAAGAGTATTTTTTAAGTCCAACAGTTCCGGGCGCTATACAAACGACGATACCTACTAACGTAGGTGAAGTTGTCGTTAAAATAGGACAACCTTTTAGTGCTACTTCAATGGTTGTTCTCAAAGGTCAAATGTTGGAGAGAGAATGATACAGACAAGAGACTTATGGATTGCTGCTTTTATAATTAATCAAGGCGAAAAACTTGTTAAGTTTGAGGTTATTTCTAGAGGTAAAGCTAAGTTTTACTTCAACATCTCTGACGAGCGATATAATGAATTAAAGTTAAAGTTTTTTCAAGGTGATCTAAGTAAAATAAAACAAACCATGGAAGAACTTAAAGACCTAGCGTATTAGGAGATTATTGTTATGGTTACACTTAAAGGTTTTAATTATGAAATAAACCTTGCTAATATAGAAACACCGAGTAAATCGAAGAGGTAGGCAATGTCGGAAAAATTTCTGTACGTCAAACCTTCGGGTACTTACGGTGAAAAAGAAGGTTTTGAGATTGCCGATCACATCGACGAATCTGCTGGACCCGCTGATAGTGGCAAACCTGTAGTTCTCAATAATGACGGTAAAATTGATCCGAGTATGGTTGATATACTTTGGACTAAAAAAACCGAAACCGCTACAGCATCAAGTGTTACAAATATCGACTTAACTTCGATAGATAATTTTATAAGTTTAGATTACATTTATACAATCTGGACAGATGATAAAACTAAAGTTCGTTCCGCGTACATGAGAGTTATAAGAACTTCAGCTACAGATACCAAGGACTCGGTACACGGTAGGTTAAGAGTGGGAATGTTAAACGTAAATGTTAATGTGAATGTGGTTGCTGGCCAAGCACAATTACAAGTTACTAACAACGAAACTTTTAATGTAAACGTAGAGGTCGCAAGACTTCAACTAGGAGGATAAAATGGCAAGAACAGGATTTACAATTGAAAAATTTTTGCAGATGGTATCTGAGAACGGAGATTCAGGGGCAACCCTTCTTTTCGGTTCAGGTGCGCCAGGTGGAGATACAAATGCTCAGGATGCTGCCGAACTGGGGTCAGGGTATCTTAGAACTGACAACTTTGAGTTTTATCAAAAACTCGCAAATGCAGGTGCCGCCGCTGACTGGTACAGCTACGGCTCTCTTTATACTGTTCTTGGAATCTCTAAGGGCGATGTAGACTTAGGAACTTTTACTGGTGGAATTGTTACTGATAATTCTGATGTACGAACGGTAATCCAAGACTTAATTGATTATATTACTAGTAATATTGTTGAAGACCTTAGTGAAGACGGTGTAACTACTGTCACGACTATTGATGAAGAATTGGTAGATAACGTATGCGCTGTTCACTATTTTGTTTGCGTATCCTTGGCCGATGACCCTGCACGAAGACAATCTTTCTTCGTACATGCTATGCATGATGGAACGGCTTCTGCTGACGCTGCTAATATTGATGACAATGTTTATTCTAAAAACAAGCATGGTGCCACATTTGACTATAGTTTAACTGTGGAGCTTTCTGGTACTGGTGCTGCTCAGGAGATGCAATTAAGAGTTGCTTCAACTGAGACAAACGGAGTAGACGTTCGCGCTAGAAAAGTAGGACAGGTATTATTCTAGAATGATAGATTCTAATAAAAGTTTTGATGTAGATTCGGGGTTAGGGCCAGGAGGCCCTGACAACCCAAAACTATTTAGTGGTGCAGGAGTTCCTAACTTCATTGCTCCTATTGGTTCTGTTTGTTTCGATACAGATGGAACCAAATACAAATTCGTTGGACCTTCGGCGAACGATTGGATTTCAATGGGTTCAAGTCTCATCGGGGCTTTAGGATATTCGTGGACTGACGGAAAATCTTTCCCGTATTTATTTACTGACAGCAATAACTACACAACAGTTTCAAAATTTGTATGGCCGGGTAGTGATATGTTCGGCGATCTATCTCAGATATATTTAAACAAAGCAGTTAAAAATGCAGTAAAAGATTGCGCTGTTAGAGTGTACGATGTGACAAACAATCAAGTGATTACCGAGATAACATCATTCAATAACACTGATTTTATGCCCAGCGATATGGGTGCGATACTTAATACTCCCACAAGCGGAGTTGCCGTTTGGGAAGTACAAGCTAAACGTAACGTATCAGGTGGCGAAGCTAGAATATCAACTATACTTTTGGTGAATTAATGGAAAAAGTAATTAAATACAGACTATATTGCGAAACAGATTCTAAGTATGAGTACGTCATACTAGAAGAAGACGATGCAGCACCGACAACTTGTCCAACGAACCCGACACACATTATTACCGCTGACTCTGTAACGGCAGTAGATGAATTATTTAAAACAGTTAGTAAGGTTGAAGAAGAGATACCCGCTGGAGGCGCATCTAATGAGTTCGTTGGATTTCAATTTACGGCCACAAAAGATACTACGACTACGCAGGATTTTAAAATTCCTGTGGATTTTCATCTCAGAAACGGCGATATTGAGTGTGTCAATAACGTCGCTTGTGATTCTGTTTCTTTTAAGATCGTTGACGTTGATGGGATTGCCTATCCTGCAGGAACCGTGCTTAAACAGTACGTTCACAATATCAATATACCTACTAATGGATACTATGAGTTCCCCACAAATAAGAAAACAGTATTAAACTTAAAGGACTTCTACCTAAGAGTTGAGTACACCTCAAAGGGTACGGTCAACGATGTGACAGTTCTTTGTAATATGAGAGGGATGGACGCATGAGAACTGTAACTCTTTATTTTACAAAACCAAGAAAATGGAAATTGTTTTCAGCATTAATCTCTTGGCGATTAGGTACAGTTTACAGTCATGTAATGGGAACGGTTGAAGAACCTGAGTTTAACTTTTCAAGGGTTTATCAAGCTTCCAGAGGTGACATAAACACTATTAAGTTTTCAAACTTTTTTGCTAAATGTAAACTAATTAAGAAGTGCGTTGTTGAAATGACTGAAGATCAATATAAACGTGCGATAGTATTCTTAGAAGAACAGACAGGAAAAGGTTACGGTGAATGGACCGCTCTTGCTGCTACTTTTAAACTTCTAAGAAAGTTAGGTATCGGGAGAAACGGTGACAGTGAATACATTTGTTCTGAGTATATGGCCCGCATGATGGAGGTCGCTTTTCACGAAGACTTCTCAGGACAAAGAAAACATACCGACTACGTAGACCCTTTAGAATTTGAAAGAATATTAAAAGAAAAAGGTTTCAAGGTAATTGAAATCTAATCGGAGATAAAAATGGCAATGTTAGTTAGTTTAGGAGATATGAAAACTTACTTAGGCGAGACTGGTGCCACATTCGATGCCTTTCTTACTCAGCAGATAACCGTGGTCAGTGATGCGATTGAAGGTTATACCGCTAGAGTTTTTGCGAGTACGGCTTATGTTCAGACCTATTATTATCAAGATTATACAGATGATTTTGCTCGTCGTTATCTATACTCTTTTCATTATCCTTTAACAGCGATAACTCAAATACAAGAGATTGAAAAAGACGACGATGGAAACGATACAGTAACAGCAACTTTAACAGCAAATGAATTTTTATTCAAACCTGAAACTGGTAAAATTTATAAAACTGAAGCGAACGGAACTAGATTAAACTGGTTTCAATGTAGAGCTACAAATTCAAGAATAGAAGTTTCTTATAATGCTGGTTTTGCTACAACTCCAACACCTGTTGAACAAGTTGTTTACGATTTAGTGGAGCAACAATACAACAAAAAGAAAGCGGGAGTAGCGATTAACTTCGGTAAAGGTGTTCAAAGAATATCAGTACCAGGGGTAATGTCTCTCGACTTTGACTACACTCTTACATCTAACGAAAGAAAATCTAAATTCGGAATGATTCTCGGTGATCACGGAAACGTATTAGATCAATACGCAAGCGAAAGATCATTAGGCGGGTTAGGTGAGATAAGGGAGAACTATGTCTCTTAAAGCTGCCTTTAAATTTGTGATAAACCTTCAAGGACATGAAGTGCGACTTCAACGAACCAAGGACGGTTTAGATGTGACTATAAAAATGGCACCTTCTAACTACTTTAGGTTCACTGAAACAGTCGAAGAGTTAAACGTAAAAGGTAACGAGTACGTAATAAGCAAAGATGATTTAGACACATTAAGTTTCCCTAAACCTAGAAGAGGCGACACGATTATAGACAATGACTCAGGTGTTTTAACAATTAAAAGAGTTGTTGAAATGCGATCCCTTGGTGAACTATTAGGTTACAGAGTTAGGACAGGGTAATGACAGTAAGTATTAAAGTAGAAGAAAGAGGTAAAAACACACCTGCATATAACATCAATGCTGACTTAAAAGGTGAGCAAACGTTAGGTGAACTCTTAGAATTTACTAAAGACCTTTTAATATCCACAGCACAAACAGTGCTAAAGGAAGAACAAGCACAAGGTTTCGACGACGACCCTAGAGTTAAAGTCGATAATAGATTTAATAAACCTGTAGAAGCTGTTAAACCTTTAGGTCGAATTCAATATTTTGCTAAAGTAGACGTTACTGAAGCATTGCTTGGAATGTATGCGATCATAGAAAAGAATAGCCCTGTTGATACAGGTACGTATAAACGACATAATATAGTTTATGTAAACGGTCTTGAAGTAGCTAGATCAATGACGACCCTGCAAGCTTATCTAGGTTTCAAGGCAAGAGAAGGTTTTAATTCAGGTGATGAGATAAGATTTATTAACGTCACTCCTTACGCTCGTAAACTAGAAACCTTCGGTGTACGAAGAGAAACTAGAGGTAAGAACAAAGGAACCAATACTCCTAGAGATAGAAAATCTAGAGAGAGCAAGCGAAGACCGGGTAAATTTATTACTAGACCTTCAGGTGCTTATGCTTTTTCATTTAGAGCAATAAAGCGCAAGTTTTCTGCTGTAGGTGAATTTTTAAAATTTGTTTATATGGTTAACGGTACTAGAGGAATAACCATACTAGGACCAGATGGGGAACCTGCTAAATTTGCAGGTAAAAATGGTAGACCATATCTATATCCGTCAATAGTATTAAGATTATCAGGTGAAGGAATACTGAGAAGGGAGCAAGACCTTGAGTAGTTCAAACGTAAGAACTGAAATAAAAAACTTTTTGTCAACTAATCTACCTGCTGAGAATTACATCGATCTAACAGCTAAATACGATACTATCGATGATATGATAAGCGATGAAGGTTTAGGTGTTGACGACCCATGGGTAGGTATCCAATTCATTGGCGCAACGGAAATACCTCAAACAATATCGTCCAACAATACCACAGGGTGTTACAGAGAAGAAGGGTCAGTTTTTCTCCATGTCGTCGCTAGAGTAAGCGTAAATGGAACCTTGGCAGATGATATATTGGCCCGGTGCGAGACTTTACGAAACTTATTAAGAGGAAGTAGAATAAACAGTATAGTCATTGAGTCTGTTTCACCTCCTAATTTTGAACTCGGTGCTACACTTGATATGGAAGGTGGATATACTTCGGCTTCAGTGATCATTGATTATTATAGCGATTTGAATTTGTAGAATAAAAGGGAGTTTATATGTCGTCAGCAAATTTAGTGCGATTAACAGCAATCGAAGAAACAGTTTACGGTGAAACACCTGTGGCTGGAAATTTTAAAACAGCAAGATTCACTTCAGAAGCTCTATCGGGTACACCTGATACGAGTGAATCTCAAAGTATCAGGACGGATCGGCTCTCTTCAGGACAAGTTGTAGTAGGCTTAACCGTTGGCGGTGATGTAAACTCTGAACTTGCCAAGGAAGATATTACAGACGACTTCATCGAATCAGCAATGTATTCATCATGGGATGCTAAAGCTCCTGTCGCGGTTGATTTAACAATCGATACCACAGCAAAAACTATTGTTAGGGCCGCAGGTGACTGGACTGTTGATGTTGAAGTAGGAGATGTTTTAACACTTACTGCTTTTGCTGACTCCAATAACAACACCGAAGTAATGGTTACTGAAGTTCAAAACGCTACGACTATTAGATTCTCTGGACCTGACACAATGGTTGATGAAGTCGGCGTAGGTACTTCATATCAAATCGCTGACGAGATTGAGATTGGTATTACTCAAAAATCTTTCTCAATGGAAAAAGCATTTTTAGACCTTACTGACAAGGCCATCAATTATCGAGGTATGATTGTTTCGACAATGAACCATAGTGTGACTTACGGTGAAATCGTAAACAGTACATTTGGTTTCCAGGGCAACGACTATCAACCTGTAGAAGCTGCTGCCAATTTCATAACAGACGGTAGGACAATCGATAGCCCTGCCACAAGTAACTCACTCAACGGTTCCGTTGATATGCCTTTTTTGATCAATAATGCAAGTGGAACTTTAGATACTTCAGATTTTTGTATTCAGTCAGTTGACTTAAACCTCAATAATAACGCAACAGCCCAGACATGTGTGGGACAAGCTGCCCCAGATTCATATAACGCGGGTACTGCACAAATTGAAGTATCTTTGACAGCTTATCTTGCCAACGAGAACTGGGCCATGTTAGCAAAGAAACTAACTCAAGACCCTATTTCTCTAGGGTTCATTGTAAAAAATTCAGATGGTTTCTACGGATTCTTTCTTCCTGCGGTGCAGCTATCGTTTGAAGACCCTGCGTCAACTGGGATCAACCAAGATGTATTTTTAAATATGACAGGTGTAGCCAAAGTTGGCGCAAGTAACGAGAAATCGCTTAAAATGTTTAGAAGTTAATTTATAAGAAAAGGTTTCAGGGAGGTCGGCCCTAACATCTGCTCGATCTTCGTCTACGACTTCTCTGAAACCCTCCCTCATTATTTACGTTATTGTTAAAGGAAAGTTAAATGAAATCAAATCTTCACAGTTTTTACGCAACAAATGGTGACATGGAATCTTCTGGAATCTGGTTTAGAATTTCTGAAGAATTACAATTTAGAGTACGTCGATTCGGTGGCAAGAACTCGGACAAAGTTAGACAGGCCATCGCAAAATATAACAAACCATATACCCTTCAAATTCAAAAAGGAACTCTAGACCCTGACCTAGAAACAGAACTAATGACGAAAGCTTTTGTCGAGTCGTGTTTGACTGATTGGAAAGGTGTAGAAATTGACGGTGAACCTCAAGAATTTTCAACTGAAAAGGCGATTGAACTTTTAATCGAACTTCCAGAATTGACAAATGAATTAATCGCTCACGCACAAAAAATAGACAACTACAAAGTAGAATTGGGAAACTCTTAGCGACCTACTTAGAGTGGCAACTCAAGTGGGGAAATAAACTAGAGTTCTATTATAGTCTACTTCAACGTGGGAAAATAAAGGAAGGGGCCGAAGAACCTAATATAGGACCTTTTAGTATTTACCTAGAGTATTTCTTTGAGCTAGATACCTGTAGAAACGGTATGTCTAATGGGCCAATTCCTTTTACTGACATACATAACTTTGCTACGATTAAAGGGATTCAAGACTTTGACGAGTTTCTTTACTTAGTGCGAAAACTCGACGATATTATTATAAAACATCGAGATAAAGATAATGGCCCCTCCAAAGCAAACAAGAGTAATTGATATTAAAGTCATCTCTACTGGAGATGGAACACTCAGAAAAATATCAAGCGAAATGGGGAAGCTTAATCGTAACGTTAAGCGAGCTTCACAAGGCCTAGGGAGACTTCAGAACGCCTTTAGAGGTTTCATCGCTGCTTTCGGTGTGAGAGAGATTGCAAAGGCCGCAGACGAGTTTCAATTATTAGAAGATAGAATTGCAGTTTTTACGGGTTCTAGTGAAAAAGCTAGAGATGTATTTGGACAGATACGTGCCGCCGCCGCTGCTACCAGAACTTCAGTCGCATCCCTTGGTGAAATCTACAACAGGGTAGCTTTATCAACTGAGGAACTTGGTTTAAGTAGTGAACAAGTCGTAGCGGTTACAACAGCTTTACAGCAAACCTTTAGGTTATCAGGTTCTACCATAGCGGAAAGTACCGCCTCAACAATCCAATTGACGCAGGGTTTAAGTGCTGGCGCACTGCGTGGTCAAGAATTACGCTCGGTGTTAGAATCCAATGCTGTATTTGCAGGAATACTTTCTGAAGAGTTAAACGTTGCTAGAGGTGACTTAATTAAATTCGCTGAAACAGGCGGGATCACAAGTGAAAGAGTCCTTCAAGCATTGGCCAAGAACTTTGATGAAATAAACAAAAAAGCTGGACAATTAAGAATTACTTTCGAGCAAGCTGCTACTTTAGGCTTGGATAGATTAAAGCAAGCGGTTAATGAACTTAACCAAGAGTTTGGGATTGCTTCTAAATTCGCCAAAGGTGTTGAGTTTACTGTTGATAATTTAAAAGAGTTGTTCGGTATAATTGCAGGGTTTGTAGCAAGTAAAGCATTGGTTAGATTAGGTGAACAACTCCAAACTTTTACACTTGCTTCAGCTTCGGCCAAATTCCTTAGTTCCGCGAACGCTTTAACCGCTGCTTTAGTAGGTTTAGGTTTCGCTGCTGCCAAGGCAAATAAAGCAAGTAACGAGGCGTTAGCTTCTGAAACATTATTGCAAAGATCGACTAGACTAACTAAAGAGATTAAAACTCAAAGTGAGTTAATAGCGAATATTAGGAAATTACCTAACACTGGTGAGTTTATAGGTAGCGATGAGCAAATTAAAAAAGGTGAAAAAAATCTTACGCTTTTAAGAAGACAATTAAAAGAAACTAGGCAATTACTAGATCAAGGTTTAACAGTTGACCCTAAAACTTTCAAAGGTAGCCCAACCGATATTCTAAAAAACGCCGCCGCCGATTTAGACAAAGCAACTTTAAACTTCGAGAAAGGTGTACCGACACTTAAAGAATTAAATACTTTATTCATCGCTAACAGGATCAGCGTTGAAGAATACGACAAAGCTTTAAACAAACTTCAAATAGACAAACTCAACGAGTCCTTCAAGAAAGGCACTATAGATCGTAAAGACCTTGTAAAAGGTCTTAAAAAACTAGCTGACGAATTAAACAAAAGTGAAGTCACTAAAACTCTTACGGACATTAATGCCGAGTTTAGGAAAACTGGTGACGTAGATAAGTACAATAAAGCGTTGCTAAGATTAGACACTGATCAACTCAATGACTCGTTTGACAGAGGTGAAATAAGACTAACTAAATTAAACAAAGGTCTTAAAAAATTAGCCGATGAAATTAGAAAGAACAAATTAGGTTTAACTTTAAAACAATTGAATCAACAGTTCAGTTTGACTGGTGACATTGATAGTTACAACGAATCTATACGGGCCATAAACTTAGAAAAATTAAATCAAGACTTCAGAGAAGGTATCATAACAGTAGATCAATACAGACAAGGTTTAATCGAATTAAAAGGCGAAGCGTTTAATTTAGAATCAGCTTTCCTTGGTGTTCAAGATGGGTTAAACAGAGTCGCTAGAGATGCAGGTAACGTAGCGAAACAAGTATCTAACGGTATCCAACAAGCTTTCTCTAGATTAGAAGACTCGATAGTTGAGTTTACCAAGACTGGGAGATTTGAGTTCTCTAAATTTACTCAAGATATATTGAGTGACATAAACAGAATTATTATTAGGGCCGCAATTATAGGACCATTGGCCAATGCTTTAGGTAGAGGTTTGTTCTCTGCAAGTGCAGGTTCACCTCAAACAATACAAAACAACGTTGGACCTTCAGCACCAAGTAACACCGCTTTTGCCGCTAACGGTATGGCGCTCAGGGGTGGTAACATAATACCTTTCGCTACTGGCGGTATCGTAACAGGTCCGACATTATTCCCGCTTAACGGTGGACGCACAGGTGTCATGGGTGAGGCGGGTGCCGAGGCAATCGTTCCTTTGAGAAGGGGTCGTGGTGGACGTTTAGGTGTTGATGCTTCAGGTGCAAGCAACGTTCAAGTAAATGTAATCAACAATACCGGAAGTGACGTAGACACTCAGGAAAGAATAAGCTCTGACGGAAGCAAGATATTAGACATTGTTATCGGAAACACCGTTAGAGATGGTTTAGCTAACGGTGAGTTTGATCAAAGCTTCGGTGAGATATTCGGACTTCAACGACAAGGTAGATAATGGCAGAATCATTCCCAGCTTCTTTACAGCAGAAATTTAACCAGGCAGGTTTTCAACTTACTTTCGGTGATAGTGCAATCGAGACACCTAATGAAGTTGGCCCACCTAAGAAACGTCAACGTTATACCAAAGAGTTCGATGATCTTAGAGGTACTATAGAACTTGAAAGAACTGATTACGCTGACTTTGAAACATTCTTCAAGACCACCTTGGCAGGTGGAACATTAACTTTTAATTATGACCACCCTATAAGCGGTGTCACAGGCGAATATCAATTTAAAGGTAGACCTTCCATAACAACTCTAGGTGGAACATATTTTAGAATATCTTTTGTTTGGAGGCAGATTGCGTGAGAAGTTTAACTAATAATCTATTAGCGCAATTATACGGAGAAAGAAGTGACGACCCGCTTTTAATGCTTGTCACTCTTACTCACACTTCTTTTACAACTCTTAGGTTAGTTAACAATACTGAAGATGTTATCAGTAGAGGTAACACTCACATCGCTTTCCCTATGAGAATCAATCTACCTGCTGAAGACGGTGTTAATGTTTTAAAGTCACAAATACAATTCGATAATGTTTCATTAGATTTAATAGATGAAATAAGATCGGTGACAACACCTATAGATACAACAATTGAATTAGTTCTTGCGAGTGACCCTGACACTGTAGAAATATCTTTTAATGAATTTAAGATAAGTAATGTTAGGTACGACAGCAGGGCCATCAACGCCGACTTATTTTTAGATGATTTTTTACATACTGAGTTAACAAGTGAACGATACACACCAACAATTTACCCAGGGTTATTTACGTAAGTTTGTAGGAATACCTTACGAAGATAAAGACTGTTACGAATTGGTTCAATATTTTTACGATGATATATTTGGTATCAAATTAGAAAAACTTTACGGTAGTATTAGACCTACAAAAAAAGAAACAGAACAATTAGTGAACGATCAGCTAGAAGGTTTTGAAGAAGTTACAACACCTAGGATGGGTGACATAATGTTAATCAGAATCGTAGGTCTTACTTGTCATATCGGAGTTTATATTGACGAGAATCGTTTCCTTCATTCTAGGCAAGGTGTTGGTAGTAGTCTAGAACGTTTCGATAAATGGACTAAAAGAATTGAAGGTTATTACAGATGTCGAAAGAAATAGTAGTTAGGAAAAACCCTTTAAGTACCGATAGCAAAGTCTTGGTTGTGAAAGATGATGCAACAATCGAAGAAATGTATGAAGAGGTTTTAAAAGCTAATAAATTACCAAGGGAAGGATACGACAAATACTTCAAAGTTTATATTGGAGGTCATGAAGTATATAGAAGGTATTGGAAAACCTCTAAACCTTTACAAGGTAAGTCAGTATTATTCGCCGTAACACCTAGAGGTGGTGAAGGTGGTCAAATATTTAAGCAAGTTGCCATTATAACTATCACCGCTGTTGTTGCTGTCATAACTTCCCCTGCTGGTGGCGCGGCCTTCGGTACAGGTACAGGTGCGGCCTTCGGTTCAGCACTTGCCACCGCTGGTGCGGCAATCGGTTCCACGCTTTTATTTAATGCTCTAATACCACCTCTCAACAACGCTTTGGGTTTCAACGCTTCTGAGGCAGATGGTTTTTCTAATTCACAAAGTTTCTCTATTACGAATCAAAACAATCAGAGTAGAAAACTAAGAACAGTACCTAAAGTTTATGGGACACATAGAATATTCCCTGTCCTTGCTGCAAACTTTTATTTAAGTTCCGAAGCTGACCCTGACAACAACGGTGCTTTGTCTAACTACTTTTACGCTATTTATGACTTCGGACTCGGACCCTTGGCACTCGATCAATTTAGAATAGGTGAAACGCTTTTATCTGAATTTTCTCAAGTTGATTTTAGGTTGGTGGATTTAAACAAACCTGGAGTAGAAGAAGGTATATGGGATCAAGCTTTAAGTAATAATTTTCAACTTTATAAAGGTGATGTAACACAACAATCAATTGGTGTTGCTATTAACGCTAACGAAAACAATCCAGGTCCACCGCCAGTAGACGATTATCAAGTTGTAAGAAACGCTACACCTAATACGAACAGTGAAGAACAAGAAATAAGTTTAATTCTTAATCTGCCTAACGGTTTGTTCTCAGTCTTTGAAACAGGTGCGATTAGAAATAGTCAAATAGATTTAAAGGTTGAATTTGCTGAAGTAGGTACGGAAGACTATAGAAATTTTGATGATCTTGTTTTTGTTAACGATTTCAATAGTAGCTTACAAGCTTTTAATAAAGAAATTTTAGCTAACTCATTTTCTAATAACTCTTTTACTTTACTTAGTACTTTTCCAGCGGACAAAAACCTTCAAGCAAGTATAGTAGGAAACGCTTTTATTTTTCCTGAAGGTTTAGAAAACCCTGAAGCTTCTTATTATGATATAGCAGAACAGAGTATAGGGATATTAAAAGGTAACATATACTCTTTCAACATAAGTGCTGACATACATGTACCTACCGTAGGTGAACTTATTTACATTAACGGTCAAGAAATGTTCACGATCACATTTATTAACTTTAACGGTACACAAAACGCTTGGAATATAATAACTACACCTGCTAAATTTACTGTGACCATAGCTTATGATTTAGTTCGTACACCTAATGACCCTGCTGCAATATTCACAGCTACAGCAACTCAAAGAGTTCACACAAACAACATACTTGAAGACGGTGGTTCGACTTCGGTTATGAAAGTTAAGAGTTCCGAAAACGGAATAATAACAATCGATAACTTACAGACACCCAACTCTAATGTAACTGTCATTTTTAAACCAAAAACTCTAAACGATGTTAAGGTAAGATTAACTAGAAAAAACACAAACCATAATTTTACCTTCCAGAGAAACGATGCTTTAACGTGGTCGATATTAACAACTCGTTTTGACACCAACCCCATAGTTACAACTAAACGTCACGTTTTTATGGAAGTGCGAATCAAGGCGACAGATCAATTGAACGGAGTTATTGAAAACTTGTCGGCCATTGCTACATCTGTTTTAGATGTTTATGACGGAGCCAATTGGTCTAAACAAATCACCCAAAACCCTGCATGGGTCTTAGCAGACCTTTTAACAGGTGAAGTAAATAAAAGAGCTATCGCACAAAATAGATTAGATGCGGACTTATTAAAAGAATGGGCAGATTTTTGTGACGAGATACCAACAGCACCGCCTAATATATCAACTTTCTCACAACCAAGGTTTCAGTGTAACTTCGTATTAGACTTCAACACAACTTTAACTCAACTAATAGATAGAGTTACAAACGCCGCACAAGCTAGACTTACTGTAGTAGATGGTAGATACGGTGTGCTTATAGATAGAGCCAAGACAACACCTGTACAAGTTTTTACACCTCGTAACTCTAACAATTTTTCTTCTACAAGAGTCTACAGTGAGATACCTGACGGACTAAGAATAAATTATGTAGATGCTGGTAGTGGTTTTGAGATAAGACAAGAAACTGTTTTCAACGATGGGTTCGATGCTACAACAGCGGTGGACTTTGACGAGTTAGACACCTTCGCTGTAACAAACTCAGAACAAGCGTTTAGGTTTGGTCGTTATATGTTAGCTCAGTTGAAGTTGAGACAAGAGACTATAACTATAGATGTTGACTTTGAACACTTGGTTTGTACTAGAGGTGACTACGTAGTCATCACTCAAGATGCAATGAGAGTAGGAGGTGTACCCGCTAGAGTAATTAATGTAGCAGGTAATGTCGTAACTATTGACGCTCCCTTCGCAACTGAACCAGCTACTAGTTACGGTTACAGGTTTAGAAATGCTACTTCAGGTGTAACAGCGGTAGCAACAATGACTATTACAGATGAAGTAACTGCTACTCTCGATGGCCTTATACCAAACGTAGGCGACTTAATAATATGGGGGGAAATATCTCAAGTAACTTACGATTGTATTGTAAAGACTGTTTCACCTAATAGAAATTTAACCGCTACTCTTACATTAGTTGAAAAGAACGATGCGATCTTTGATGCTGAATCATCTGTTAACATTCCAGATTACAACCCGCAATTATCTACAATTCAAGACGAGAACTTAACACCTCCTACGGAAGTGGTTAACCTCGCTGTAACAGGTAACACTTTTGATTGCGATGGTAACGACTATGTTTACTTCATCGATCTTGAATGGGAAGCTCCAACAAGCGGGACGTTTGAAGCGTTTGAAATATATGTAAACTCAGGTCAAGGTTTTTACTTAGATGGAACAAGTACAACACTTAATTACCGTCATACCGTAGATCAAACTTTCCTTGGTGATGTTCATTCATTTAAAGTTCTCGCCGTAAGTCCTACAGGTTCTAAACTTCAATTAGGTAACGTAAGTGCTGTTACATCAACTCCAACCGCCAAGAGTACACCGCCTAGTGACGTTGACGGTTTATTCATTAACATCACTAACCAAACTATGCAGTTAACGTGGTCGCTTGTAGCAGACTGTGATGTTCAAAAATATCAGCTAAGATACGCTCCATCTCTGACAGCTATATGGGAACAATCAGTTTTCTTAGTGGACATTGATAAAAATACAAATACCGCAAACGTTCAAGCTCGTACAGGTTCATACTTCATAAAAGTGATTGACTTTAATGGGAACGAATCAACTAACGAAGCGATAGCCATTACATCTATTCCAGAACTTTTCGACCTTAACGTTATCGAAGAGACAGACGACTTTCCAACACTACCTGGAAGTTTAGATCGAACTGTTGACTTCGGTGGAACTTTATTACTTGCTGAAACTGCACCAACTATTTACGAACCTGAAGGGTTCTATTTTTACGAAGACTTTTTAGACTTAGGTGATATTTTCACCGTTCGTCTTCAGTCCTTGGTAACTGCTGAAGGTTTTAGTGATGCTGACTTAATGGTTAATTGGGTGACACTCGATACGGTAGCTCAACTTGCTACCACAACTGTCGCGGACTGGGACGTTGTAACAGAATATCGAGCTAGAGACACGCCTTTTGCAATGGCGAACTGGACTTCACTTGATATAATCGATCCGATAAGTGAAGGCGACCCTGATGATTTTACAGCATGGATACCTTTCACTATCGGAGATTTCACAGGCCGCATCTTCCAGTTTCGTGTCAGATTAATCAGTAACAATCCAGTGGTTACGCCGCGTGTCTTTGACGCTGTTATTCGATCTGACATGCCCGATAGGGACGTAAGTTTCGAGAACTTAACATCGGTCATTCCAGGTTCTACTACTGTAACGTACTCACCAGGCTTTAAGGGACCAGGCACAACACCTGCAATTCAGATAACACAAGACAATGCAAGTCAGGGTGATTACTATGTAATTAGTAACAAAACGTTAGACGACTTTGATATTGATTTCTTCGACAAAAATGATGTTAAAGTTGTGAGACAGTTTGACGTATTGGCCAAGGGATTTGGGTTTAAATCAGGCGCTACAATTTAATTAAACGGAGTTATATACATGGCAAGCGGATCAATCTTTTCAGACATTAACCCGGCAACAACGTCGGGTACACAATTAGCGACAATTCTAAATGATTTTAAAGATGCTGTACGTGCAGGATTTTGTACCAATGGTGGGTCAAGACCTACTAATTTAGGTACTGGTGGTTATTGGATCGACCAACAAAACGATCCGATCTGGTCTTACAAAATGTTTGACGGTACAACCGATAGAGAAATATTTCAACTTAACACCACAACTGGTGCAGTTACTATTTCATCATCTGGTGAACAATCAACTATTACTAAAATTTCCGACGATGCTTTAGGGCCAGTATTAAAGTTTTTAAAAGCTCGTACAACTGGCGATCAAACTCAAGACGGTGATTCGATTGGTGACATTGAGTTCACAGCGACTAACGATGCTGCTGGTGAAGAGTTATCGATGCGAGTTCGAGTCGTAGCTACCGATAACGCTACAGTCGGAGCGCATGGTTCAGACATGACAATTGAAGGTACTCCTGACGGTGGTGCTACAATGTCTGAGATTATTAGAGTGAAGGGCGATGGTAAAGTTGGCCTAGGTACTTCTACACCTGGCGAGAGACTTCATGTTAACGGAGCTTCAAGTAACACTAACGCTAAAATTCAAAACACTGAAGACTCTACAACAGCACCGAAAGTTGCGTTAAAGAAAAGTCGTATTGCTGGAAGTGGACAGACTCAAACAAGTGATGAGCTAGGTAACGTTGATTTCCTTGGTACTGATCAAAACGGTGCTGAAGTAGTCGTTGCTAGAGTCAAGTCCGTAGCTGCTGAGAACAGTACCGATACTCAACATGGTGGTACTTATGAGATTCAAACTGTAGCAAACGGAGCAACTGCACTAGTCGCAAGATTATCAATCGACAACGCAGGTAAAGTTACAATCTCAGGTGATCTTCAGGTCGATGGAACCACTACTACAGTTAATTCTACAACCTTGGATGTGACAGATTCCAATGTGACTCTCAATAAGGGAGGAAACGCTGCGAGTGGTGTAGATGCTGGTATCACTGTAGAGATGAGTGATGCTACAGATGTAGTTATTGAACACAACACCGCTCTTGCTTCAAAATGGCAAGCAGGTGAACAAGGTTCTGAAGCTGAAGTAACAACTGTTTCACACACTCAAACGTTAACGAATAAAACCATTAACGGCGGGGTTTACGATCTACTGGAAATGGTTCAACAGACGACTCCTGCCAATCCAGCAGCGGGAAGATTTAAACTATATTTCAAGAGTGATGGGAATCTTTATAAACTCGACAGTGCCGGAACCGAAGCGCAAGTAGGCGGCGGTGGTGGCGGTTCTGCTTTAGAGATTAAAGATGAAGGTGTCACTGTTGATGCTGCGGTTACAGAAATTAATGTAACAGGTGGTGGTGCTACGGCGGTTCAATCTTCTCCTGGGGTAGTTCAAATTAATATCCCTGGCGGCGGCGGTAGTATAAACCTGGCAGAGCATTTTAACTTGTACTCGGCCGTAGTCACAAATAACGGTACAGCCGCTATAACAACTCAATCGCAAACATTTGTTCAATCAGTAAACAGAACTGCTTTGGGTGTGGTGGATGTAGTTTTCACTCCAGGCTTTTTTTCTCAAATACCTACAGTTCACGCTACTATTAACGAGCAAGATTCGAATGGTGACGAAGGTTGCTTTATATCAGCTATAACTACTTCGGGTTTCACTCTGAATACAACTGCTGATAGTGCCGCCTTTGACCAAGACTTCTCTTTTGAGTGTATGAGACAAGGGACTGATTATGATACTTCAGCTTCTAACACTAACTTCTACGGTGCCGTTATTGATAACAACGGAGCAACAGCTAGTGTCACCTCTCAGTCTCAGTCGTTTATACAGTCTGTTACTAGGACCGCTACAGGTACAGTAGATGTTGTATTTAATACTTCTTTCTTTGGTCAAGTACCTGCGGTTTACGGGTCAATTAATAACTTGGCATTGCAAGGTGATGAAGGTGTATTCTTTCAATCTGTAACGGCGGCGGGTTTAACGTATAGAACTACAGCAGACAGTATTGCACACGATGTACCTATAACCATTCATGTGGCCAGACAAGGCGCGGACTTACAGGGAAACCTAACCAATGAAGAGAGTTGTTTTGCTGCCAAGATTCAAAACAATGGAACGTCTACTATAACCTCTCAAGGTCGCACGTTCATACAAAGTGTCAGTAGAACAGGCTTAGGTGTAACTGACGTAACTTTTACTCCTGGTTTCTTTACTGCCATACCTTCACTTACTGGTGCCATAGAGCAAACAGCTACCAATGGCGATGAAGGTTTATTCATCTACAACATAACTACTTCCGGCTGTACTTGTGAAACAACTGCTGATAGTGCGCAATTCGATCAAGACTTTACATTGAGTGCCATCCGTCAAGCTTCTGATTATATAATCCCTAGTGGTGGTGGAACTACTGTAGTTAACGTAGTAGAAGATTACTATAGGCAATCAGGTTTTGTTTCTAAAAACGGAAGTAATCAATGTTTACTTAAAACAGTTGAGGATAATAATTCTCCGACTTTATTTACTTACACTGAACCGGGTGGAGATCATTCTCGATTTACTTTTGTTGAAGCTGCATCTTTCCATTGTTCTTTCTCAACTACTGGTGCAGACAACTCACAGTTCATTGAATGGTATAACTCAAGTGATAGTTTAATTTCTAGTTCTTCTGACAGTGTAAACAGCACAGGCGATAAAACTTGTAAGGCCTTAGTGGGTCAAGCTGATGTAGGTGATTATTTAGTTGCAGTTTCCTTAGTAAGTCCTGCTGATAGTGCCACAGATGTTAACTTCTCTCTGAAAGCTTTAGATACCGCATTAGATTCTAATGTTGAATCCATAGGTTACAATGGGTTCACTTCAAGAAACGGTGGCGGTGACGTTCTATTTAAAACATTGGTTCAAGATTCAGGTTCTCTTAAAGTTAGTGATTCAGCGACAGATCACACTCGTTACGAATTCACACAAATTTGTGACTTTGAGGTTATGGCTTCAACACAAGTGGTAACTAGTACAACCGTCGCGCTTATATGGAAGAACTCTTCCGATGTTGAAATAGCTAGAGCGCAAGACGGTCAACCTAACGGATGTACTCAATTAGCAGGAAGGGCAGCAGTAGGTGATTACATAATTGTAAATATGAGTGCTAACCCTGATGATAATTTAAGAACAAGTTTTCATGTCAACGCTTATCCTGTTAGCGATACCGCTAGAACAACTCACTTAATGATGTTTAGTGATAATGATGGTTATAACTCAAGCCGATACTTGTTACAGAATCAGATCGTAGATACCGCGGGTGGATTAGTTACAAAGTCTGAAACAGGCTCCTACACTAGATTCACATTCGATAGTGCTTGTAGGTTTAGTACTGGTACAAGTTATGAAGGGTCTAACCAAGCAGTAGGTCAATTTGCCGGACCTGAGCTTTACACTAGTGGTGATGTACTTAAATGGAGAGGTGTTGATAGGGGTGCTAATGGTGTTTCAGCAGGTAACATGGTCGGTTTTGCAGATGCAGGAGACTACCTAGTTTATCATAGTGATACAGGTGACTCATCTAACAGTACAAGTACAAACTTTTGGGTATACGCAAGTAACCCCGGTACTAAAACAGTAAGCGATGGTAACGGTTTCCTTGGTGTTATTTCTTCTGACCCTGTATCTCCCACCAACGGAGAATCTTGGATTAACAGTACCGATAAGAAACATAAGTTTAGATTCGGTGGTACTACATTTAGTTCAGCCGCATATACATAGGACTAATTATGAAGACAATAGCTTTTGGTATCTTAACTACAATGCTAACAGGGTTACTCGCTTGGGCGGGTAACACTATAGTAGAGCTAGAGTCTAGGGCCACAAAGCTAGAGCTTCATAAGACCTATATACATAAAAAATAAACGAGGGGTGTAAAGCCCCTCTTTAAAGGTTAACGACAATGCCAAGTTTCGGTTCAAGATCACAACGTAGACTGGAGGAGCTTCACGAAGACCTCCAGTTAATTTTACTAACGGCAATCAAGCACGTTGATTTTTCAATACTCGAAGGTCATAGAGATAAAGATACTCAAAATGAATACTTTCATGCAGGTAAGTCAAAACTTAAATGGCCTTTAAGTAAACACAATAAGAAACCATCAGAAGCGGCTGACGTTCTACCTTACCCATTTGCGCAAGCTGATTGGAGTAACTACAAAAGGTTCTATTACCTTGGTGGTATTTTAATTGCTACAGCGGAGATGCTTTACGCTGAAGGTTTGATAGAACATAAACTTCGTTTCGGTGGTGACTGGGATATGGACGACGATTTAGATGATCAAAAATTTAATGATTTACCTCATGTAGAATTGGTGGAAGTATGAAACATTTATGGCAAGACAGAAGGTACTCGGCGTGTATTCTAGGTATAATAGGTTTAGTGTTCCTTGGTTATACCAAGGGTACTGACGTAGGCGTTCCGTTATCTACCATCTGTATCGGGTTAGGTGCTGCGAACGCTTATCAAAAGAAGGGTGCTAATGACAAATAAAGCTACTTTAGGTATTTACATTGGTATAGGTTTAACAGTTGCTTTTCTAGCTGGCCGATTTTCTACACCTGAAAAAGTAAAGATCGAGAAAGTTGAAGTTGTTAAACTTGTAGAACGTGAAGACCTAAAAGAAGCAATTAAAAAAGACGAAACGAAAGAGATAACAACTGAAGTGATCGAGAAGAAAGATGGGACAAAGATTACCAGAACTAAAACTCGAATCGTCAATAAAGATCAAACTAAAAAGTACAAAACGAAATCAAAAGATTTAAGTAGCGAGAAACGAGAGAGTAAATTAGTTGAGAACCGCGCTCGTAATCGAATCACTCTGTTAAAATTCGCACCAGAGTCGTTACGTGATTTCAGGGAAGTAAATAGAAACTTTGGAATTATGTATCAACATGAGTTTTTTTTGAATATTCATGGCGTAATTGGTGCTAAGATTAATAAGTTCGAACCATTTGTAGGAATAGGGATTAGTTTCTAATGAGCTTCACACCTGAAGAGACACGACAAATTGTAGCTGATATAGCGACGATTAAAACAAAGGTTGAAGGGATTAGTAATAACTTACCTGAAATTAAAAGCGATGTTAAAAAGAATACTAAGCACCGCTTTAAAGTAAATTCTATTTTGGCGTTGTTGACGTTTTTAATCCCAGTCTATCTGAAGTTTTTTCACAAACCTCACCTAGCAAAACAAGTGAAGAACCCTCCCTCAGTGTCGAGAGATAACCCTTAACATCGTAAGGATAAGTTTTGTACTCACCAATTTTAACCCATCTATTTTTGACTTTTTTAAAAAACTGTAAAAGCCTTTTTCTACCGCAACGATTAATGGTGTATCCTATCTCCATTTCACAGACTTCCCTATCGACATATAGAGAAGTTCACCGATTAAATCGATAAAAGGTTCATTATCACATAGTTCTTCTTGCCGAGCGTGATCTAACAAAGCGTGGGCATATTCATGCCAAAACGTTTGCTCGACCTGTTCAACAGCTATCTCATTACCATTGACTTGCGTTTGTACAAATATTTCATTGGAGTAACACCTGTAAAGGCCTGTACAACCTTCTTTAGGGATATTCTGGACTATTTTTACTTTGATAGTTTGGCCACCGAGTTTGACCTGTCTGGGGATATTGTAGGACATCGTAATTCCTCCGTACCTTAATGATACCAAGGTGAGATGTGTCGGTTCTATAGGGAGTTTAAGTCAGGTATATAGTAGAGTGGTTTACTTGTTTGTTAAGTAATCTTTCAAGTGCGTATAATTAGATATGTCCTATATAAACGGAAATATAGCTGAGATTCAATTCTTGCTTGAAGCTACTAAGAAAGGACTACTAATATCTAAACCTCAATCATCCTATAGCGTTTACGATTACATTGTTGACAACGGTAAGAAGATGTTGAAGCTTCAAATCAAGTCATGTTTCCTAAACGGTCCACGATTTGGAACAAATGTATGTAAAGGTAAATCAGTTAAGAAATCGTACACTAAAGACGATTGTGACATAATAATTATATTTATTGCTAAACATTTAATCTGGTTTTTTATACCTGTTGAGGAACTTCTCACCATTAAGAAAATTACACTATTACCTTTCGGTGATTCAAAGTGGAACAAGTATAGGGAAGATTGGGCCTCACTATTACAATGAGGCGTTTATGATTGATTGTTGGTATTGTTGGTACTTATACGAAATGACTTTCCTTATTCAATACAGTGAGTACGTTACAGTTTAACCTTGTTAACAATAACCTTACCGTTAACTGTCTCTTTCTTTAAAGTCCACGCTAAGTTGTAATGCTTGCACTTATCTATAATACGCCTAACACTATTTCCAATACTGATAGTATCATCGAAAGGTTTGTCATCTTCTTTGGTAAATACTACTTTACTTATCTGTCGCAAGCTCATTCGTTTCTTACCGATAGCTTTAATAATCTTCCATTCTCTCTCACTAAAATTGTTCATTAATTGCTCCCGATAATAAGTTTCTTGGTTTCTTCAGTGTAGTAATCCCAGTCAACATCATTCCAATCAAAATCAGAAGCTACATTACACTGTTTTACTTTACGACCAGATTGAATAGATGTTTCTCTTGTAGTGTACTTACTCTTGTTCCCTGTATGAACGCGAGCATCCCAAACATCTTTACCAATTTCCTTCATTACCTCATTGAAATATTCATCTTTTAATTTATTCTTTCTTTTGTATTGACCTTCTTCACCTTTAGGGGGTGAAATCTTTTTCATAGGTTGTCCCGCTATCGATACATAATATCTACAGGTCTTTTGTTGTTGTTCATCGCCTATAAATAATTTACTGCCACCAGGCGTTTTGTAACGTAACATGAAATCAAACGGATCGGTGATAAGCCTTATTGCAACTTCTACCGGCCAAGACTCGGTATGAACTTTCTCAACAGCTTTCTTACTTGCTAAATTTGAATAATCTTTGTTCCAAAAACCATCGTAGTCTTCAATACATGTTGGGTACTGATAAGCTCCTTTACGTTTTAGCTTACCGTCCATTGTCTCGGCCATGTAATTGTTAACGTCACGAATCCACATACGAGAGTAATCGACACGTTCTAATTCAAGACCTGTCATGTTCTCCCACTCTTTACACCATATCTCAAATAACCAAATATACTCTTTATTGATACGTATTGTGATACCGTCAGTATTCCCTTGGATCAACTCACAGTCAGGTAACAAGTCCATCATTTCTACCAATTGAAGAATCTGAAGTTGACCATTACAAGTAATCTGCAACATAGTCTTTGGATCATAGAGCGGTGAATAGGTGTTATTGAAGTTACCATACGCACCGTTACCTGCGAGCTTTAAAGCTTTGTTACGACTTGTTCCCTTTGCATATTGACCTCTATCCTTCTTAACTTGCGCATAGGCCATTGTAAAAGACTCACCAAGATGTTCAGGACCGAAACCATTAGCAATAGCGACACTCGGATACATTGCAGCAACGTCAATATCAATGATTTGATGGGTTTCATCTGTATAAAATATTTTATTTTCTGCTGAAGCATGTACACCACCTATACCAAAATGAAAACGTAAACCAGACAAGCTATGTTCTATAGCAGGTTTCTCGCTTGAACCAAAATATACAACTTGTCTTTTAAACCATGTCAAAACTTTTTCAAATATTTCAGTTCTAAAATAAATCTTCGGTAAAATAATATCTTTCAACTCAACGACAGTTCTGATCGACTGTCTAGGTTTTCCACCAGCGTAACACTTGTCTTTACCGATTCTATTAATAAGATAAGACGTACCAATTTTTACGTCTGAATAATTTAAAACATCACCTTTTAAAATACCATCGTCCACGTACTCTCTTCTAAGATCGATGTGATGTTTGTTATACAAGAAAAACTTTTCAGTCTCTATAACATCGTGAACGTTGTATTCACGAAGATGATCTTTCTCTTGGTCATTGAGTGATCTTATATCATACGGTAAGTCTTGTAACGAATCGGATCGCATGGCAAACTGTAACGCTTTTAACGATGTTGCTTTCATCTTGTTATCAAAGTGACAAACTTTCATAATATCAATTTGCGGTATAATACGATTGTAGACACCTATGTTCTTAACTCTCGCTCCATAACTCTGAGACTTAATAATTCTATTAGCGATTTCACTAGCTCTTTGAAATGTGAAAGGGTGCGAATTAACTAAAAAATCGTGAAGAATATTGTAATCGAAACCAACATTATTATAACCAACCATTTCAATGTTGAGATTTTTTAAGTAACCAAGGAAATTAAAAAGCTCTGTCTTTTGATTAACTCTATCTGAAATCTCATACAATTGTACGTCTGTTGAATTTGTAAACTTCCCACAAAACGTAAAAATGTTAGGAAAGGTTTCTAAGTCATAAGTATAATATTGTCGTTCCATCACCACTTCTTTAAAAATGCCCCTCCCTCAATAACTGCTACATTACTCTTTCAAGGAGTGAGGGAGAGGCGATATTAAAACTCTGCGCCTAGAGTATTAACTAAGGTGTAGGCATACCGTGTTGAGGTAAGGCTCCCGGTGCGCCCAGTTGAGGACCGCCAATCACATTCGCTTGTTGGAGGTTTGGATCAACTGCTGGCATTTGCGCACCAGGAGTGGGTGTGTGTGTCCCTGGTAATCCCTGTTGTGGTAATTGATTATTAGTTTGTGGAAGACCTTGTGCAGGTGCTTGACCTTGTTGTGGGTTCATGATGTGACCTGGCAATACGTTATAGTTCGGGTCAGCAGCGGGGAAACCTTGTGCAGGTGCTTGACCTTGTTGCGGTAGTCCCTGTTGTGGAAGACCTTGTGGTGGTAATGCTGCTGCACCAGGAGCTTGTACACCTGTATCAACTTCCATCTGCCCAGCGTAAGACGGTGCTGTATTACCGAAAACTTCATCACCTGAAGGAGCATTAATAATCGCTTTACCAGCGGCAACAAGTTGAACGAATACAGGGTTAACGTAAAGACCTGCTTTACCTTGCCCTTTAGCAGGATGAGCTTTCACGTTAAGTTGAACATTAACGTAGTCACCACACTTAATTCCTTGGTTCGTTAAAACGTTCTCGCCGTTTTGCCAAACGTAAAACTTTGGCGGGATACGAGTTGTACAAGCAATAACAATATGGTTCTTGTAACCTTCTTTGTTGGCCAAGGGATTACCGTTCCTATCTACATCAACGTCACCATCTTTAATTTTAAGAGGGAAACCGTTAGGAAGTTGAGTAGCACCGTTAAAAAGTGTCATTGCCTCGTTATAAAGAGTTTGATAAGCGGTTGTGTACTGTTGAGTGTTTTGATTCGTTGCCGGATCAAGTTTAGGGATTGCCAACCCAAAACCGTATTCAACAACTGGTGTACCGTCAGCGTTAAACTCTGGTTGATTCGTTTGAAAATTCTTTTTTTGTTTGCCTTCAAATAGTGATCCACCAACCCAAACGATTCTACCTTGAGTTAATAGATTTGTTCCGTTTCCTTCAGACATTTACTACCTCCATTTTTGGTTCTTCTTTTCCGAAAACATTATCTGCTAATTCTTTTGCGCTTTTCTTCTCTAGCTTAACACCGATGAAATGTTTCTCTGCTAGTTGATTAATTAAATCTTTATGTACGCCAGCCTTTTGCGCCTTCCCTGGTGTCATAATAGTTCTTTCTGTAATGTCCTTTCCTGTCATTAACTTAATAGCTTCAGGAGTAACACCACTTTTCCATTTCCGATTACTAAACCTTTGCGTTTGAACATAACCAGGAATGATACCGCCTTGCTTGATTCTCATTGTTGCTAATTCAACCAAGGAGTCTTGTTTAATTTTTAAAACTTCTTCAGCACGTTTAATGTGATCAAGTTGTTTCGACAATTCATCGTTGTTAATCGAGTCTTGATGGAAGTCAGTTGAAACTTCTAAAGCACGATGAAACAAACGATTAAAAGCGGGGCAAGCTTCAGCAGCACCGGGGCAATACTTACAATGTTTAGAGGTTGTTAACTCTTTATTACCGTTAACAATCTCATTCATTCTATCTTCAATTTGTTTTTTGTAATCACACAATTGTTGATAAGTAATCACCCATGTACGACTTGAACCGTCTTCATGATGCGCCCTTGGTTGATGTATCGTCAATGAAATTTTATCGAACGCTCGCCCTCGTCTTATGACTTCCCCAATAGCATAACCGATAAGCTGCCAATTCTCTTCAACTTCAACAATACCAAAACCATATTTCAAATCTTCAACACAAAGAGTACCTTCATGATCAACGAAAGAAACATCTGGTCTTCCCTTAATCCAAACACCAACTTGAGTTTGCCAATTGATCTTCACTTCACAGAGAATTGCTGAATCTACAGCGTTTCTCGACATAACATCTTGTACAATTGGATCGATGTAAAACTTCATGTCGTCATCGATGTGAACTCCATTGTTGGCGATAACAGGTATCTCTTCACCAAGTAACTTCTTTTCAAAATATTCACCCGCTGCTGTTCCTTCTTTGTTGAATACAGTATCCGTATCGACTTCAGGAAATTGCAAGTGCATGAAACCAGCGCACACCATTGGTCGTGCTAGTTTTGAACATGATATTTTCATTATTGAACCTTAGTGATAATCCCTCTAGTCGTCCAATCATCAAAAAGAACTTGTTTACTCTCATTAGTGATTGACCAAATCTCTTCAACTTTAAAATACGTTTTAAGTTCGTTGATATAAGATTGTTGAAGTTTGTTCGCGCTGATTAACTGTGCAACGACCATGGGAAATTGATTCGTGAATGTATCAAGTGTATGAGCGTTCGCCACAGGCATTGAAGGTGATGGTGGTGCGGCGGTTGTTGGTACAGGTTCAGTTGTTCCATTTACTACATTACCATTCAACAACTCAGCTTTGACTTGATTAAATAAATCTTTATCAACACCTTTTCTTTTCTTCCAAACACCTTTAGTAGTTTGAGTTTTAGAACTTGCGTGAATCCTTTTATCCCACGGTAAACCTTCAGCATCTACTTCTTCTGTTGTTGAACTTTCTACAGTTTCAGGAGCTTTGAATTGTCCCGCTGGTGTTGTATCCAATTCTAATTTAATTTCATCTGCTTTAGGGTTTTCAAAAACATCTTCACCTTGAGGCGTTGTTAAAGCGGGAGCAGGTGCCTCACCTAGAAACCCATCGAGTTCGTTTTTAAGACTCGATACTTTACGTGCTAACGCGGGTAATGTGTCGGCCTTTAGTGTAATAGTATGTACACTCATTTTCAGTCTCCTTTAGAAAAAATCTCAGTATTAAATAAATAAATAAACGCTTGCCAATCGTCAAGAAAATATTTCATAGTGATCAATATGATCAACCTTAGACCTTACCAAGAGAATCTGAAAACAGATATTTATAATGCCTGGGACGCTGGTTATAAAAATGTTATGGCACGTAGCGCAACGGGGTCTGGTAAAACTATCCTCATGTGCGCAATCGTTAAAGAGTGTTTAGAGCAAAACATTTCAACAGCTATGATTGTTCATCGTAAAGAACTCGTTCAACAAATCTCATTAACTCTAGCTAAGTTCGATATAAAACATAATATTATAGCTTCAAGAAAAGATGTTAGAGGTATTATCGCCGCTCAACGTAGACTTTACGGTAGGCAATTTTACGATCCTGATTCCTTGGTGACTGTAATATCTGTTGACACCTTAATAGCTCGTTACGATTTATATAAGAATTGGGCGAAAGGTGTTAACCAATGGTTCATTGATGAAGCCGCTCACGTTTTAAAAGAAAACAAATGGGGTAAAGCCGCTGCGTATTTTGAAAACGCTAGAGGACTTGGTGTAACTGCAACACCTGAAAGACTTGATCGTAAAGGTTTAGGTTCACATGCAGATGGTGTATTCGATACAATGGTTGAAGGACCGCCTATAAGATGGTTTATCGACAATGGTTATCTTAGTAAATATAAAATCGTCATACCTCGATCCGATTATAAAAACTTTTTAAAAGAAGCTTCAGACAAATCAGACTTCTCAAAACAAGCAATGAAACAAGCTTCAAAGAAATCGCAAATTGTCGGTGACGTTGTTGAAAATTATTTAAAATTTGCCAAGGGTAAGCAGACAATAGTTTTTACTACCGACATTGAGACAGCTAAAGACATGCAAGCTAAATTTATAGAAGCTGGCATACCCGCTAAAGAGTTAAACGGTACTACTAACGACAGGGAAAGATTAGAAGGGATATTAAAGTTTGAAGAGAAAAAAATAAAAGTTTTAATCAATGTTGACCTCTTTGACGAAGGCCTGGACGTTCCCGGTATTGAGTGCGTTTCAATGTGTAGACCTACTAAGAGTTTGGGTAAGGTTCTCCAAATGCAGGGACGCGGGTTAAGAGTAGCTGAAGGTAAAGATCACCTTATAATCATTGATCACGTAGGTAATATAGCAGGTCCGAACGGTCACGGTCTACCTTGCAAAAAAAGAGAATGGACCCTTGATAGAATTAAAAAGACCGGGCAGAAAATAAACTTCCTTCGTATCTGTTCAGACGTTATGTGCAACTCACCTTATGATAGAGCGTTAACCGAGTGTCCCTGGTGTGGAACAGAAGCACTAAAATCTTCACGCACCAATGGTCCAAGTGAGAGAGTGTTACCAGAACAAGTAGATGGTGATTTGTTTTTAATCGACCCTGAAACATTGAGGGAAATTGAGGAAGGTGCTGTACTTGAAAGTCCCGCTCACATGGCAGAAAGGGTAGGACATGCGGCGGGTGCGGGGGCAGCGTTACGGGCCATGAAAAATCAAAACGACAGAATAGAAACTCAAGGCAAGTTAGGTGAAGCAATCGCTAAAGCTGCTGGTGTCCTTAAAACTCATTACGGTTATAGCGATAGATCAATACATAAAAAGTTTTATATTTGTTTTGGTATGACGATAACCGAAGCGTTGGGTGAAAAGAAAGTTGACATGGAAAAGTTAATAGTGAAGTTAGAAAACAACGAGATGTTATGAAAGAAAAATGGAAAAACATTAAAGGTTGCGAAGCTTACTACAATGCTTTTTTAACGTTGCACGGATACACACCATGGTAGATCAAATAACACTTGAAGCAATTATTGTAGCAGTAATAATATTTTTATTCATAATCAAATAAGGAGACTTAAAATGACCAAAGCGTTAGACAAACAAGTAGGTGGAAACCACTACAAGAATTTTAAATTTCAACCAGCGGAGTTTATCATCGCCAACAACCTTGGCTTTTGTGAAGGTAATGCGATCAAATACATCTGTCGTTACAAACTTAAAAACGGTGTTGAAGATTTAAAGAAAGCGAAACATTACATTGAGATGTTGATTGAGGAAGAAGAAGGTGTCAAAGTCCCTGGTAGATCACTCTATGATGGTGACTGTCTACCAAAGCTACCGAAGATACCTTCACCGTCAGTACCAGAAAAACAGATTAACGAAAAATTAAAAAAGATTAGAGAAGACCTTCAAAAACAACATTCGCAAGCTTTAGAAAAAGAATTTGCTAAAGAACTTAATCCGAGTCTACATGTATGAAAGATGAATCAACAGTACAGCAGGAAGCGCAACTTTACGCTCGTTCCAAAGATTGTTTTTTAATGAGAAATAATTGCGGGGCCTTCAAAGACGAAACAGGTCGTATGGTCCGTTACGGTCTTGGAAACATTTCTAAACAACACCAAGAAAACTCAGCTTCTAGCGACCTTATCGGTTTCACTCGTATACTTATTACCCCTGACATGGTTGGTAAAACCTTAGCGGTTTTCACCGCTGCTGAATGTAAAAAAGAAGCTTGGAACCCTGATAAAAAATTTGACAAACGAGAAAGAGCGCAACTTAACTTCATTAATTGGGTGGTTATGAATGGAGGCTACGCAGGATTTATTAATTCTGTTGACAGTTTCGGTAATATTCTACCAAAATAAACTTCTACCTAGTGGATAGATTTTCCTGATCCGTCAATTGAAAGAGTGAATTAAGTCTCCACTTTTCCACTAGGTTTCTAAGAGACTTTTAATGAGGCTTAAAAACAATATGAAATTAAACCAGGATAAAACACTTTGAGCATTTGGAAGTTCTTTCCAGCTACTCTCACGCCCGATGGACGTAAAGTACCAGTCAAGGGTTTTAAATGGCGCGAAGATTGTTCAAGCGACCAAGGCGTTATTAATTCTTGGTCAACTCAATACCCTCAACTAAAATTCTACGGACTCCCGACTGGCCCTGATAACGAC